GGGTTTATCTTCTTGTGTTGCTTCCATGCCTACCCCTTATGAAATTGTACTTGACCTTAGCGGTTATTTCTCGAATATGTCAATAAATGCGTTTCGCGTTTCGTCTACGTCGAAATAGCATTTAGCGTTGTCGTACGCTTCACGCAGAATTGACAACATCTTGTTGTTACTTCTGATTAGCGACCTGTCGATGTTCATGCGGTCGGGGACCATCGTAAACAGTTTCATGGTGCCAGGTTGCCGCGCTTGAATGTAGTACACGGTTGGCACACCCGGCTTGCGAACATACCAAATGCTGAACGTGTCGTTGAGTGTTTCGAGACTGAAAACATAGGTAGCCTCTGAATCCTTGGTTTTAATCATGTTACCCCCGTTGTCAACAAAGATGTTTTCAACGGCATACGCGGCGTACTCGGTGCCTTCGATGAATCGTCCAAACCGGCTTGCGTAAGCTTCCTTCTTGAACTGCTCCGAATCGGGGAAGTCTACCGCGATGTAGGCCAGACCAGTCTTGTCCTTAGCCTTGACTTGAATCTTTCCGTCAGAGCTGGGACGAATCTTCCACTTGAGAAAGTACGGGTTGTTGATGCTTACGGCGTTTGCGAGTAGTAACACTCGTACGCGGTCCTGCATCCGTTCAACTGTGTTCACAAAGTTCAACATGATTGTTGCCTCATTGCGCAAATACTGTGTTGCACCCTTTTCTAGGATGAACTCGTCAACAATAATCCACTTGACAAAGGGGAATGGTGTTGACTTGTAACGCTGTGTTGTGCTGAGTGAAATGAAGTGTCCAATCTTCTTCCACGTACGTGCCTTCAACCGTTTGTTGAATTCGGCTTCGCTCTCGTCTTCGAGCTGTGTCAATCGGCGTGTTGCAAGTGCCAACTTCTTTGTTGTGTCGAACTCCCATTCGGGCCACTCGTGCGCGATGTCATCGAAGAACAACCCCCGCGCCTCGTCAAGTTCTTCCACGTACCGGCGCATGTAGATAAACTGAGAGTCACTAGTTAGCGCATCACCGATTGCAATTTTCTTTGCACCGTAGCTCTTACCGATGCCACGTCCACCGGGTACGAAGTTCAGCACGCAGTTGTGCGAGAGTATGCGCTTGAAGCTGTAGAAGGTCTTGATTGACATGTGTGTACCTTACACGAATTTCTGAAAGTCGAGTCGGTTACCACCAACGTCAGCGGTAGCCAACAGTTGCGCGTGCAAGTGCGGTCCGGTCGTGTCTCCGGTGTTACCGGATATGGCGACGGTCTGACCTTTCGTGTAGTGGCCGGGTGCAACCTGCCCGCTTAGGTGCTGCATCATGAATGCAACGGCGGTGTCACCGCCTGATGTTTCGCGGTACACACCGTTCATTAGGGTGTTGGATGCGGGGAGTTTGCGAGCCGCCGCCACATCGAGCACAAGCATTGTTTTCAGGCCCGCACCGTCGATGTTCGGGTAGTTGACAACCGTGCCGTCTGCGACTGCCTTGATCTCGGTTCCAACAGGCATAGCCCAGTCGGTGCCGCCGCGTGAGTACGTCCAGTGATCCTCCCAGTTACCGGTCATTGGGAATGCTGGGGTGAACCAGTCAGTCAGACCGGCTCCCGGTTCGGGGTCAACTGGCCCGCCGATTGCGCTGACGATCCACAGCGCGCCGCCTGTGGGGACTGCGAGATATTTAGCTCCGTCATCCATGTTGACAACGAGCTGGTCTCCGAACTTGCGCACGGTGGTTGGTTTAGACATGGTGCGAGCATAGCAGAAGCCCCGGCCATGTTGACCGGGGCTTGCTACCGTGTTAGCGGATTGTTGGGAATGGTCGGAATACGTCAATAAGGTACTGACGCGGAACCTTATCCTTTGTCCACATACCATACTGTGAAGCCACGTCATCACCCTGGTCACGCGCCGCCCATTGCAGCGCTCCGGCGATGTGGCGACCATCAGGGCGAACCTTGTAAACGCTGTCACGCACGGCGTTGTAACGCGCTACCTGGGCCGACTGCCCCACTGAAACCGGTGAGCCGAACTCGCCCCACACAATCGGTTTAACTTCATGCGAGTTGTCGAACAGGTAATCAACATCCGCGTTTGAAATCTGGTAGTAGATGTGGAAGTCGTAGAAGTCAACCCACGGGCGCAACTGATTCATTGCGTAAATGGAGTCACCGTCCCAGCGCTCTCCTACCGGGAGTGAGAACGACAGTTTGCGGTCACACACTGCACGAATGGCTGGTACGACTGTTGCAACGTTTGCCATTGCGAATGCGTATGACTCCTGAATAACATCGAAACCCATAACCCAAGGATCACCGTGAATCTCCTTTGCCAGTTCAACCAGTGACGCTGTGATCTGTGCTACAGGTAGGCTAGCGGCCTCATTTGTGCTACCACCTGTGGCATAGACGTACATGCCAAGTGATGCACAGTAGTCAATCAGTTGTCGCCAGCGTGCGCGGTACTGTGCCGCGGTGAAGTTTCCCGCCGCAATCCCTGTTGGTTCTCCGATCACGCGGATGGTGTTTGCACCGACTGACTTTGCGTTGTCAACCTGCCATTTGATGTGGTTATTCCAATCCCACACCGTCCAGAAATTGTTCCAGCTCTCACCGTGTAGCACAATGTTCACACCCTTGACAACCTGACGGTTAGGGAGCAGAAACATGGAGTCAATAGCTGGGGCTTGCGCCGTCCAATCAAGCAAGACCGGTGTTACAGCACCCGTAGTTGCACCGGGAGCACTTGTCCAGCGTGGCGCGATCTGATCCCATGCAACCTTGTACGCTCTGTCAGCGGAGAAATACTGCGAGAGATTGGCGGATGGGCTACCCGTTGCGAAGGTTGGACCGCCAAGGTAGCCCCGAAGTGTCATTGCTTTTTCAGCCGCAACCGCAATGACATAGCGCCCGCGTGGAAGTGTGGGATAGCTGCTGAAACCCGCACTCACGCCGCCAACGGCTGACACAATGGCCTGTGTTGATTGCATGAGTTTGAACGGTTGCCAGAACCCATCAACAGAGTAGATTGCAACACTCAGGTAGCAACCAGCACTCGGTGCAACGGTAATCTCTGCCGCAAAGGATGACACGCCCAGCGGCTCTGTAACCTCAAACGGGTGATATGTCACCTTGTCAATAGCTAGAACCATTGTTGAGGTACCACGTAAATTGACGCCAGGTACGCCGATCATCGTTGAACCGTTGTCGGCGTGGGGTGCTGCACTCCCGCCAACCTGCCCGGTAAATGCTGCTGTTGCAACTTTGCGCGTGTCGTCAGCCTTAGCCTGAACCTCTTTAAGGGACAGTCGCCCCGTGTCAACTGTCGCCTGTGTTGACTTTGTAGCGTACGCGTTGTCAAGCGCAATCTGAGTGAGTCGCCCGCTTTCCACCGCGCTCTGTGTTGCTTTTGATGCGTACAGAGTGTTCAACAGAACTCTGAACGCCGATGTCAGGTTTGTTGCAACACCTGTCATTACGGGGTCAGAAACGGTGATGCTGCTGTTGATGATTGATTGAACAATCTCGTTGAACTCTGTAACAAATCCATCCATTGCGGCGGCGTTGTCGGCGGCGAACTCGACCATTGCTGCGGCGTTGTCAGCGGCGAACTCAACCATTGCGGTGTTGGTGTTCGTAATGACCTTGTTAACCTCGTTGACGAATGCTTCGATCAACTTAGCGGTTGACCCATCGATGTACGGTGACAGTTCGACAACGTATTTGCGGAGTCGTTCGACGAACTCATGCATCTGTTCGCCCTCTTGATAGGCGAACAGTACCGTCTTCGGAAACGCTACACCGAGACCCAAGAATGGGTCTACCGGTGCGATGTACGGGGGAACGATTGTCATGTTAGTATCCTCTTCTGACTAGGTGGCTTGCTCCATCGGACCACAACTGCATAAAGCAATCCGCTAGCATGGTGACCACCATAGCATCGATGTTTAGGAATGTTGCTCGTTGTGCAATGATGAGGTCGGCGGCGTTACCCTGCATTCCCTTGGTGAGTGTGCTACCGCTTCCTGTGGTGTTGCTGGCGTTCTCGTCTTCGGCTGTTGCGTTCGCTGTAACCTTCGATGTACCATCACCGTCTTGCGAGCTTGTTGCATACGCCCCACGCTCACTGAGAGCTGACTGTGGGAACTCTGATGCAACAGTGAGACTCTTTGACCCACTCTCCGATGTGTTCACGTTGACACTCTTCGCTGTTCCGCCTTGCGTACTTTCGGCGGTGTTCGTTGACTCGATGTTGATAGTGGTCAACGCGTCGAACTTCAACGCCGCTGACTCGTACATGAGGTTCATCAGCGGCATTTCAAGGTGCATCTTACGACGCACCGCGAATGCGAACATGGATATTGTTTCCATGCCGATCTCTTGATTCCAGTATTGCCGCTTGATTTTCTCGTTGAGAGCTTCGCGGTCAACGCCGCTGTAGAGCGGGTAGTCGTCAAGACCAATCCACTTGTCAACAGTCATGCCATCGGGAGTAAGCGCAATTGCGCGCTTCAACTCCATTGTGAATGTTGCCATTATTCGACCTCTCCGGGTGTGGGTGGCACATCTGTCACGTCAACATCCTTGACAGGTTGCTGATAGTAGTCAACGCTGATATCGGTACCGAAACGCTTGTTGATTCGCTCGCATGCATCCTGACGTTGATTCAAGTTCACGCGGCGTGTTGCGGCGATCTGGTCAGCGTTACCGTCAACCTCTGCCTCAACAAGACGTTCCTTCTTGTCCTGATTGGTGTTGTCGATTCCCAGCAACCCTAGAGCTTCGTTGTACCAACGTGTGCGTAGAACGTGACCCCGGTCCAACATGTCAGGGTTTATGTTCATGTCAATTGAGGTGATAGCTTCCTGCAATGACGGTTGACCGAATTCAGGTTTCTTGACGGTGACAACACGTACGCCCTCCTCAATCTGCAAGAGGGTGTTTTGCATGCTCAGTAGCATGTTCTCGGGGACCGCAGCAAAGCCGGTCTGACGTGCGTTGAAGGTGTTTATCTCCAACGTTCGATCAGTGTTCGCTAGGCGTGATGCGTAAATCTTCACGATGTCAAGGTCAGTTCGGCGTAGTGCGTTTGAATAGATCGGCTCGCATTCCGCCTTCTTGAGCATGATGCTACCAAAGCCGCCCTGACCCGTTGCGAGGAATCCGAGAGGATCACCGTAGTGATTCAACCGTGATGACGGGGTGCCTGACAGCGCGAGTTGCCCGAAATCCTTGTGCTCAAAGTAGACAGCGCAACCCTTGTTGAAAAGGATGAGTTCTAGGTATCGCTCACTGATGCTGTCGGGCGTGTTCTTCCACTCGAAGCGAGCCATTGCAAGCTCTGTCATAACGCGTGTAAGCATCCGCTCAATTGTGACTGTCCGGTTCAAACCGTCATTGCGGTTACGGGTCAAGTCAAACGCGTTGTAGAAGTCTTCTTGCACGTGATCTCTGCCGCGTGACATCAGTAACCAATCGTGATGTCAGGCAGTGCCACATTATCTGCAATGCTGATTCGGCCAATGTCGGCGGGATTCTCCCACACTTTTACACCTTTCATGAGTATTCCCTTGATTGTGTTCTTGATGAATTCTGGAATGTTCGCGGTATCGAGGTAGACGGCTTGCATCTTCCAATAGCTGAACTTAGACATTACCATCAGGCTAATCGGCACCTCGGACCACGCTTGCACAGCGTAACCGTACTGTAGCCAATAGTCACCGTTTGCCCGTGTCGCGGCGGGGTCCATCATCTTAAACCGAAGCGCAATTTCAACGTTGTTGAATACAAGGTTGAACGATTCGCCGCCCATTTGACCGACCGTTGTTGGCTGTGTCATCCGTGAATCTTGCACTGCCGCGTTAATTCCAGCGATGGTGTTAGCCTTGTCACCCATTGCACCAAACGCGGCAAGCTTTGCGTTAGTCTGTGAAATCGCGCTTGAAGCTCCTACGCCGATCTCCTGATTAGCGAAACCGCCCATGTGTTGAATTGAGTTTGCACGGGCTAGTGAGTCGTTCTGAATTCCCGTGTTCACCATGGAGGCGATAGCTCCACCCGTTGACATTCCAGCGCCAAGCAACATCCCACCCGGACCTGCTACAGCACCACCCGCCGTGCTAGTGGCAACATTGGAAATAGCTCCCGCAATCATGCTGCTGTTCGCCGTTTCGATGGTGTTGCTGGTAAGCTGTGAGGCCATTTTGCGTGACACGTCACCGGAGTTGCGAGCCGCGTTGATACCCGTATTGGAATTGTCAACACTTGCACGATTCGACGCTCCAGCCTTCGTGTAAGCCCAGTCAGCGCTACTGTTCTGATACGCCAGGTTGTGTTTGTTGTTTGCCAGGTAGGCAATCGCGGAATCGTTGACAGCGGGCATTGTCGGGAAGTTTGCGATCATCGTTGTTACGTCGAGGTATTCGCCGCCGTCATCACCCGGTCCAAGTTCATGTGGTGAGACGCCGTTCATCTCGGTAGGAATCCAGTTTTTCTTAGCCTCAATCGAGCTGTCAGCCTTAGCGTTGTAACGTTGTGGTGAGAACACGACACGCTGTGATGGTGGTACGATGCACGCTGACTCGGTGATTGTCGCGTTAGCGTCGGCCCACGCCTCGGGTTTGAGGATTACCGGTGTTGCACCCCACGTAGTCATTTCAACAATGGTGTACGGGTATACAAGCATCTTGTCAAGGTGTCGATACTCCTCGGGGAGTAGCGCGCGCAACGCCTCACGCCAATTAGCCTTGACCTGATGCTTAAGAGTCGGGTATGCAAACGGTGGCGCGGGTGACATGTTCGCGTGCTCTGTTGGACCCGTTGCATCCGCGTTGTAATCGAAACCGGGAAGGTAGCGATTAACGCGTGGAATCAGTGTGATGCT